CAGCATAAGCGGCTCCATCACGATCAAGCCGTGATCTGATAAAAGAAAATGCCATTTGTGTTGTGCCATCCATTACCGGCGGATCATAGCCTGCGACATATGTAAGGATGGCCGTAAAAAGCAAACCTCTCTGCTCCATCGTGAGCAAAGCTATATGCTCCAGATACTCGGTATAGAGCACAAAGCTGCATTTACTATCCACTATGCACCGCCCCTTCATGTACTCTTAAAAACTCCAGTACCGGATTCAAATTATCAAGGATCGTCCGCGCTCTCGCCCTTTCTCTGACATGATACATACGGACATATTCATAATCCTTTTCAGTCGGTCTGAAATAGCCATTTCCATCATCTGTAGACAGGATCACGTGCGTCTCTCGCTCTTTTTGGATAGCAAGCCTTACCTTACGATCCGTCATATGCGTGAGTGATGATAGATAGCTTCTGCTAACTGCATTCTCATGACCATAAGGAATGATATCCAATATCTTCATGATCACTCCTTTCCGGCTGCACACTGGCAGCCTTCTGTGTGATATAAAATGCACATGAACGGTTTCTTTTTGCTCCCGGCATTAGTGTCGGGAACAAGGTGTTACAACCCTTTATAAATATGATTTTCCAAATATCTTTATAAAATCTTCTCTTGATCCATATGTTTCTTCCCATGCCATCTGACCAGCTCTTTTATATCTGAGATCTACATCCCGGTTCTGATGGGGACCATTGATACCTTCATGATGTTCATAACATAAGGGAAGGATCATATTATATTTGATTGACATCTGACGATTGCGACCAAAGAAGATCTCATGCTTATGTGGTCTTGGTCTGCCACAGATCATGCAGTAGTTCAGACTATTTACTACAATGCTTTTTCTCTTATCTGCCATGATTGCTTCATCCTTTCCAGTTCATCAGGTGTCATAGTCTCGATACCATGCTCTTTTGCTTCTGCCACTGTTCCATCAATAAGGTAGGACATTTCTTTTGTGTCATATGTATGACTGCCACGGTAGATCTTATAGAAATTGACCTCTTTCCCGTTCTCTTCTTTCATACCTATCCATCTTGCATGAACAGCTTCCTGCTCTTCCATGTACTCAATCGGGGCATTTGTCTTATAGACAAGCTCTGATTGATCATCCAGACGTTCCGGCTGACCATACTGGCATATCATTAAATTCTTTGCTTTTGCCTTTGATATGGTCATTGCATCAGCTATCTTTCCTACAAGTACATGGAAGTAAGCATTGGCATCCAGACTTCTCTTTTCCGTCCATTTAACAGCCTTGATTCGTAATTTGGGTAAATCCTTAAGGCGGTCATATTCTGCCTTTATTTGCGCCGCACAGCTTGTACGAAAAGAGATTGTAAGCTCTCCTGTCTCCCAATCAGTTGACAGTCCGGCAATCTTACCACTAATTTCCATCTGCACCACCATAATCATCTACAAGATCACCATATTTCTGCCGCAAAGCATTCAACATGAATCCTGCATCCTTTTCCGTTAGTGTTTTCCACGTTTTTCCGTTCTGCTCAACCCATGCATCCATATTAAGTCCCAGTTTTTTACCAAGATCTTTCAAGGTTTTTATTTGGGCTTCCGATGCTTTTTTAGACTGCTCCGGTACTACATTGGAAAATGGCTTCATTTCCTCTTTCAGCCACAGATCAAACCCAAGACCGGTATGAATAGCCACGCACTTAACAAATGATCTGCACATACTGTTCCACACCCTTTGCTGTGACATGGAATTGTCTTTGACCGGATTTGATCCGTTCATAACAGGGGACTGCATTTCGTATACCTGATCATCAATAAAAACTCTGATACGTGTTTCATAGCATCGATTCTCATTGCCCTTGCTATCTTTAAAAGTCACATCCGCCATTCTGAGGCTTGTTCCTGTTTTTTCATCCGGAATAGGAAGCCAGTATACTTTCTTTGCTCCGTATTCATGTAACAGATCCACGCATTTTGCCCAGTTCAGATAGAGCGCACCGTCTCTTTCCTCACAAAACGGTTTCACATCGACTTTCCGTAATTCTTCATATGATTTAAGCATCTTAACCTCCTGTGCTTATCCGCATATTTGAGATGCAGTTATCGCAATACCAGTTGCCGCCGATATATACTGCCGTATCCTGCACTATATGATCACCGCATTCCTCACAGATTGGATAACCGCTTTTTTCTTCTTCCAGCTCCTGGTAGTAATTCTCCGCATCAGCAACCGGATCATCTGTCCACGACATCACTCTTTTTCCTCATTCGGCATACCTAAGAGGCTACGAAGATTGACTCTGTTATAATATGTCTCATTCTCGACATAATCCTGTACCAGACCTAATCTGATCTTTGCTTCCACTAACTTCTCATATTCTTCTTTTGTGATTGTTACTGCGCTTGTTTCCATATATCCTCCTTAAATTCCATCTGCCCCCACGGGTCCATCCGAAGGGCTTTGCTTATTTGTTCGTCTCTCTGCTGCTTCTGATCCTGGCAATCACATTTCTCTCCCGGATCCAGTGCAGCTCCACAATAGTTACAAGTTCTAAAAAACATTGGCTTTTTCCTCATAGCATGCTATAATGCATACAAAGATTTTTTCTTGTGTGGGCGATCTTGGCGGCTTCCTTGATCGTCCATTTTTCATTTGCAATCCATTTCATAGATCCAGCACGAAATGCCAAAGATCACAGCAGCAATGATTGCTACGATCATCGGGACTTCAGATTGCTCGTCCAGTGCTCCGGCTATGGTAAGGTAGGATGCAATGATAACCACCATTTCCACGGCATTTCGTACCTTCTTAAAGATCAGCTTCTTTCTTCTCATGCCGTTATACCCAGGAACGTATTCAGCTTGTCCCGAAAAACATAATAGGTATAATTCTGCTGTCCGGCTCCCGGCTTTACCACAGCACCCAGATCCCAGTTACCGGCTTTCATCTGTCGTCTTAAAAATTCCGCTGCACAGCCAATCTCTGCTGCTGCATCTTCCACAGACACTCTCTTTTTTTCTGCCATACATTCTCTCCTTTCTCTCCATGCCCTCCACGCGATGCACAGCCGGGGGACAGCCGTGCATCTTAAGATGTTGTGAAGGGGAATCTGCGGTGCTTGTACACCGCGTGCAAGGCATGGAACATATTATTTTGTTGTGCTATAATTGATTTACAAGATGTCAAATACATCTGAGTACCATGAAAGGGGGACTGCTATGAACAGACATCCTGTATCATCTAGCAGAATTGCTAATGTAGGATGGGAGAATGATATTATGGAAGTGCAATTCCATAACGGAGCAATCTACCAGTATTACAATGTTTCACAGGCTGAATACACTGCTTTTCTAAATTCTCCATCTTTAGGTTCTGCTTTATCACGACTTGATAAGATTCATCGTTATAGTCGTGTGTTGTAATGTATTGGGCGGTTGATTTTCATGAATCAGCCGTCTTTTGAATTGGGATCCTTGCTGCTATCTCCGTTACCTCAATTCCTTCATCAGAAATCTTTACGAATGTATATGGATTTCCATTTTCTCTGAGCCAGTTCACTATTGGATTACACAGATCTTCCAATTCCGACAATGGTAACAATTCTCTTGCCATTCTGTTTCATCACTTCCTTTCTTTGGGATACTTGTTTTTATGTACTCTTTTGGGCTTATAGGTTCTCAAATGCTTTCTCTTACTTTTGGTCTTTCCAGTGAAATGTGAGAAATTTGGAGCAATTCTATGACCCATCTTTTTTCACTCCTTCCGGCATCATCTCAGATATAAGCGATATACTGCAAAAACTGTAAATGCCACACAAATTACTATTACATAGACTGCGTAGCCAACAAGAATATCCGGCTTTATCTTATTCATAATGAATATGCATATCAGAGATACAATCCATACAATGGCTATGATCATGTTTTTCATCTCCCTTCCTGCATCATCTCACTACTGATAGCAACATTAGCAATGCTGATATCAGCAGCATCACTATGCTTACAGCTATTTGGCAATACTCCAACCCCTTAACCTCTTTGTACCTGTTCTCGTATACAGAAGCAGTATGTTTCCACATATCCCGTTCCTGCTCTACAACACCCAGATCATCATGGTTTTTCTGCGGCTCTTCCATTTACTCACCCCCTTCTACATTTCTGTTTTGAATAGATAATCAAGGCTACATTTCGGAAACTGTTCTTTAATTGCAACCATTTCATTTCTTTTAAATTCAGTTGCGCCAGACATTTTATTTTTTAGGCTTTCATATTTGATGCCGGTACGTTCTGACAAAGCCTTGAGTGTCAATTTGTTCCTTGCCAATTCGGCTAATAGATTGTTAAACAACATTTCATCTCCTTTCTATTACCCCGTGTCGTAATTATAGTATCATTATATACCCTATGTCGTAATTGTCAACCCTAAAACGTACTTTTTTTACTTTATAGGGTAATTTATTGTTTACATTACAAATAAAAAGAGTTACAATTTAATTACATCGGAGGTATACAATATGGGACTTACAGATAAATTAGACATACTTATGAAAGAACGAAATATCAACAAAGCAGAATTGGCAAGAGAATCAGGTGTACCGTATACAACTATTGATGGTTTCTATAAGAAGGGATCAGAAAACGCTAAACTTTCTACCTTAAAGAAATTATGTACTTACTTCAACTGCTCACTTGATTATTTGGCAGATGATAGTGTTTCAAACGTACATACGATTGCAGCTCATTTCGATGGTGACGAATACACCGAAGAAGAATTACAAAAAATCAAAGAATTTGCAGCTTTTGTAAAATCAAGTAGAAAGTAGTCCAATATATCGGACAATCCATTATATAAACTGTTTAAAAGGAACTTTTGGGAGGAGCTAATTGAAAAACTTAACGCAACAAAAAAGTTATGAAATAGAGAAATCTGTTGCAATAACTTTTGCAGAAGGAGG